GAGATTTACTATAAGGTTGTAAATTCCTTTTAGTAAGTCTTGTTAAGAAGTTCTCAATATTAATTAAATCTAAAGGACTTGTCGCCATCTATGTTTTATTTATAAATAGATTGATGGTATTTTTTTTTGATTATGATGTTGGTTTCATTTCTGATTTTATAGATTGTTTCGATATTTTTGATAATTGTTGTCTACCACTTTCACTATTGAAAAAATCAGTAAAGAATTTGTTTAGATATTCGGCACTAACACCAGGAGGGGCATCGACCTTAATTGTTATCATACCACCAAAATCAAGTTTTTGTAATGAAACTTTACCAGGGTCTTTGTCTTTATTCATTCCCTCAATTTGTCTTACTCTTGCCCCGCTTGCACCAAATACCGAAGCACCTCCAACCTCAGGAATTGTTTTAACTTTAGTTTTAATTGGTCCAGATTTACCAATATCAACGGCATTTTTGAATTCTTGAATTATTGACTTAAAACCTTGTTCAGCTGCGGAAGTACCTTTAACACCAGTAATTAAATTATTTAAAACTTCAGAAGTTTTATTTTCAAAACCATCTGTTGATTTAATAAACTTTTCTTCAATTTCTTTAATTTTTGATTCAAAACTTTTTTGGTCAAGTTCTCCTCCTTGTTTTCCCATAATTGCAGGTAGAATTGCATTTAACGATTCATCAATAAACCCACTAACCTCTTTTGTTTCCGGAGTTAACTTACTAATTTCACTTGAAATTGCGGTTGAGACGTTCCTAAAACCTTCAGCATTAGATACAACTTCTTTTGCTCCAGCAACACCATATCTCATTTGATTTATAATCGCTTGTAAATCTCCACCAATAACCGTTAAAACATCTAACTGACTTCTTTGAATTTCTTCAACCGTTTTTGGAGCTTTTTCTTGTTGTTCTCTAAGTTTTGTAATTTGTTCAGCAGTTATTTCACCTAATTTAACTGTTTCTTGTTCACCTCTGGCATTTTTAACTTTAACCGTATATTCACCCTTATCCATTTGAGCCATATTCGCCAAAAACATTTTATCTTCCTCTTTTTCAAAATTAATACTTGGACTTATGGCAGATAATCTATCATCTAAATCTGCGGCAGCTAATGCGGTTTTACTTAATTGTTCATAAGAAATTCCTGTTTCTTGAGCCATTTCTCTCAAGGTTAAAATACCTTGAGGGTTTATTCTAAATGATTTTGTTTTTTCGTCAAAATATGTGAATTGTTTTGTAGCATTAATTAAACTATCTTGTAAAGCACCAGGGTCGTTAATTGAATCATTCATTAATTTGAATGGGTCTCCCAAACTACCTACAGCCAAACCTAATCTTTGAAATGCCGCAGACATATTAATAGCACCTTCAGGAGTAATAACTTTGTCGGCAAAATTAGCAGTATCCCTCATATCAAATCTTAACATTGATGCTTGTGCCGCCATTTTGGTTAAACCTTGAACACCATCATTAAAATTAAAACGATTCATTGAATCTAAATTTCTAACAACATCTTGTGTTATTGTTTTAGCATTTAAACCTAAACTTTGAACATATCCAATCGATTCTTCAACATTAACACCAATTTGAGAAACCTCATAACCCGCACTACCAAACGATTCAGTTAAATCGGCAGCAGTTCTATTTAATATTTGTCCTGATGCATATAATTTAGAAACTTGTTCTTCTGTAGCGATTACGTTTCTTCTAGAACCCTCAGCAATTCCTGCCATTGTTGTAGTAACATCAGAAATGTCACCACCAAGTTTATTTATCGATGAAACAGAATCTTTAATAGCATAATTCATCTCCTCGATTCGAACCCTTCCACCACCAAATGCTCTGTTAAGACTATCCGCTTCAACAATCATATTCGAAATTGCAGAAGCAACACTTTGTAACGGACTTGCAATGTCGTTAAGTAGTTTTGCGATATCCTCTAAAGATTTTTTATTATAATCGTCTGCCATAATTTAATTTCTCATTACCTATAAATAGAAGAAGGACTAATTTTTTAGTCCTTCTTATTATTTTCAACCCATTTATCTAACAAATATTTTCGCATAAAAACGGGCATTACCATAAAATCTTGATACGTTATTTTCATTAACGTATTTAAGTAATAAAACTCATCAAGTTGTCCTTGTCTATAATCCGAAGAAAGGACGAAAAAAGTCAACCCCAAAACCAACGTTAACTGTCAGTTGTTCTCCTGATGGGGCTATTACTACTCTCGACATATCGAGCTTGGGTTCATTATCATCCATAAACTTACGATAAGTTTTAGAATCAAAAATTGGCATTGACTCAACAAACTTCGCAATTTCGGTTTTATCTGTTGTTCCATTTACCTCAACAATTTCCTTATTCATTCTCCAAGTCACTCTTGGTACAACACGTCCTTGAGGATATGTTTCAGCCATTCTGGATAACTCCGTAATTTCACCATAAGTTAATGGTTTAGCTTTAATTGTTGCTTGAGATTTAGGTAAATTAATTGAAAAAGTACCATCTTCTGATGGTTGTTGTCCATTAACAATTGAAAGTTGGTCTAATAAAACATTTGTTTGAAATGGTTTTTTAGTTGCCGGGTCAGTTAGGTTTAATGTCATTTCAGGTCCAAATGCTGTGTTTCTTAAAAAGATAAGAATTGCCTCAACATCACCTTCAATTAATTCTTCTACTCTAATATCGGGTTCGTATATTTTTGACCTTAATAAATTAAGTGTTAAATCTTTTGCACCACCCATTAAAATATTTTCATCGGCAGCGGTAAGATAACCAACCTTAATTGATTTCTTTTTATTTTTATAAAAAATACCTTGTGAGGGTAATGGTACCACATCGTGTGGTAATGTAAAATTTTGTTGACCGTAGTCGTTTGATTGTTGATTGTCCATATAAAAAAATAACCGTAAAGTTTAGCTTTACGGTTAAATATAGTGAGTATTGATTTTTAATAAATAGTAATTAGTAAACTAACACACATCTATCCATTCTCAAAGTTGCCGCAATTGTTGCCAAAGCATCTTGAGAATATGATAATGAGTTAAAGTTAACGTCAGTTAAGAATGTTCCATAAAGAATCCACTTCTCAACAACAACACCCGTTGGGTCTAACATCTCCAAGTCAATATCTTTTTTATAACCCGCAGCATAACCCATACGACCTGTAACTGATTCAGCGTGTAAACGTACCCACTCCATCAATGCTTGTGCCGCTGAAGGACCAATTGGGTCTCTAAACGTAACATTTAATGCTTGCCAAGTGAATCTTCCCGCAACATATGTTGATGTATTTAGGAAAGGAATTTCAGTCGCAGCGATTTGAATATGTGGTCTTTGAGCAGTTTCTACGAACCATTCATTTATACCCAAACTTGATGGAAACCTTAAGATGAAACGATTCTGACGTTTTGGTTCATAAGGAACCGGCATTTTCATTAATAAATCAGCCATATTATTTTAATTTTTATTATTTTATTTATTCTTATAAATATTAGTTAGTTAAAAATATTTCTATTTACTTTTTTTTATATAGAATTATTCATTATATATAATTTCTAGTACTAATATATATTCTAGTTTATTTATATTCTTTCTTAATTCCTCCTGATGTAGAATAAGTCTTTACTATATTATCTGGTTTTTTATTAAAATGTTTACTCATTAATTCAACATTTCTTAAATCGTCATCTGAAAAACCAATAGATAACTTATTAGGGACAAATTTGTTGGACACATCATTTTTGAGGAAAGCTCTCTTATTTAAGACACCCGCCATCGCTTTAATATAATCCACAAAACTTTCCATAGCTTTGACTTTCGCAACCTCAGGGTTGGCAGCACCTTCTTCGTCTCCAAAAGAAACGGGGTGGTATTTGTTAAGTTCCAAATACGATTTAATTAACTCAGTATCAGTCATATCCTCTTCATCAGCAAAACTTCTATATTTCTTTAAGTTTTTTATAAGTGATTTTTTATCAATACCATTAAAATCATTAATAATATAATTATAAATTGCTTCTTTAATTGTATTAGGATTATGTCCTCTTGCAGTAATAATTGAGAATATTGAACCATTATTGATTGCTTCTCTAAAGTCACTAAATGCCGGTCCTAATTTTGCTCTCATTGCGTCAACCAAAAACTCTTTATCTCCTTCAGTTGTGAAATTACGAAATGGATTTTCAGCAAAATTAACAATTACTTTACCGTGATAAGTGAATGGTTCTTTACCAATTTGACCTCTAAACTCAGCAAAATCATCCGTACTCATACCAACCTCATCACCGTCTTCCGACTTTAAAATAATCTTTGTCGGCATATGAACAATATTATCGTCCCAATCGAATGCATAATATTTCATATCTGGTGAACCTTCGGGTTTAAACCCTTCTTTAATTACTTTTTTCATATTTGGCTAAAAAGTGGGGACGAATCCCCACTTATGTTTTTTATTAAATATTCTCAAACGAAGCTCCTGTTGGAGTAATAAAGAACTCAATATCGATGAATTCTAATGCCTTCGTAGG